TGATTGTCCTGACAAAGAAAGAACTGCTCCGGCAGATACAGAAGTTCCATGCTGACAAGGAGCGTGGCATCTCTATCCCTCTGTTTTGCGAACTTGCAGGGGTCAACAAGGAGCATTTCCGAGATGTGTTCATCCGGCAGTGCGAACCGCTGACCGAATACATGCAGATGCGGGTCAACAAGGCCTACACGCAGTGGAAAGCAGGGAACGTGCGGGTAATGCGGCGCAAAGATTTAACCCGATATGTGGAGTACAGGAAGACACCAGAACCCCCGATGATGGCGGGTATGGGGTTGAAAGTTACTTCAGACGGGATAAAAATCAGGGTGGGAATGGTCAACCGCCATGATTACAGTGAAACTGACCTTAACGAAGCACTTAGAGGGTAACTATGGCTATTTTGAGAGACTACTACTGCGAATCACACGGTGTTTTTGAAGCATGGGAGGCTGAATGCCCCATGAAGCACTGCAAAGCCACCATTTCTATCATCCACCTCAAACCAGTGGGGATGAAGTCCGCAAAAACGGCAAAAACGGATAAAACCTTGGAAGGATTGGCAAAAGACTTCCAGATGACCGATATTCAGTCCACAAAGGCCGGTGAACACCAAAAAGGCTATCTCAAGCGCAACAACAAGCTGTCTGACAAGGAATATGCAGAGGCTACAGCGGCGCAGGAGCATGTTGAGAGCCAGCGAGCCAAAGAAGGACGGGCTGGTGACGGGGCGTTGTGGGGCAACGGCGGCAATATCTCTATGAAATCCGTCCTTGGTGGACAATTCAAATCCGTCATGGGAGAATCTGTCGGCATCAATCCTAAAGAGGCGGGCAACTTGTCAGGGCCAAAACCGGCATCGTATATTCCTGACCACGAAAACCTTTCAATACCGAAGCCATGAAAATTCCATCAGCCCCACTAGAAAGAGAATTCTTCTATCTTGACCTGATACAAAAGTGTCTGGTGTCTAGGGAGGAACGTAAATCGGACTATGCGGGGCTGCGGAGTTGGTATTTGTTTGGTAACGGGCCAAGTGAAACGCCAGCCCTGTACAACAAAATCTATCCGCACATTGACCAACTGACCTCGTTCCTGTATTCAGCGGAAACAACAAGGTTCAGCATCAACATTGGTGCTGCGGTCAATGAAGCGGAACACACCAAGATTCCAACGCTGACTCGCGCCCTCAATGACGAGTGGCTCAACAGCAATGCTGACCAAGTGTTCTCGCAAGCAGTGTCGTGGTCACTGGCTTACGCATCCACCTTTGTCAAACTCATCATCAACAACGGTGTTCACCCCTACATGGTGGAGCCTGGTTGTATCGGCGTGTTGCGTGAGGACAGTCCATACACTGACCGACAAGAGGCAGTTGTCCAGACGTACTACATCACCAAGTCAGAGTTGTACGCTCGCCTGTACTCGCACCCCAACCGCGACAAGATTGTCAAGCGTGTCAGTGCTACCCAGCATGAACGCACAGAAGTTGCCAACGGTGTAGAGAAAATCATTCTGTCTGCCAGCAACCCAACCATGTACGGTAATGTCAACTTGGACTTGTCCGGCATGAACAGGTACAAGGCCACGGTTGCAGAAGAGACTGTGGAGATGACAGAGTTGTGGGTGTGGAACGATGACACCAACGACTACCAGGTTGTCACCAGAGCCGAGCCTGACATCATCATCTATGACCGCGCTGGCGAGTCTGTGTTCTTGAAAGGCGAACTGCCCTTCATCCAAGTTTGTCCCAACCCGCAGTACGACTACTATTGGGGAACATCAGAAGTTGCTCGCCTGATTTACTTGCAGCAGCTACGCACCAAGCGTATGTCTGAGATTCTGGACTTGCTGAGTAAACAAGTATCCCCGCCTACCGCCCTGATTGGCTTTACCGGCATTCTTGACGAGAAGAACTTTGCCCTTAACCGCGCAGGTGGTTTGCTAGCAACCGACATGCCCAACGCCAAGGTGGAGAAACTTGCCCCGACTATCCCGCCTGACCTGTTCAAAGAGATTGGCGAGATTGACGCAATGTTTGAAGAGGCCTCTGGTATCTCTTCCATCCTGCAAGGCAAGGGTGAATCTGGGGTGCGCTCTACTGGTCACGCCAGCCAACTTGCTCGTCTGGGCAGCAGCCGCGCCAAGAAACGGGCATTGGTGATTGAAGACAGCCTAGAAAAGCTGGCTACGCTGTATCTCAAGTGTATGCAGACCTATGACAACACCCATTTCAAGGATGTCAACGGTGTGCCGTTCATTGCAGAGCAGTTCACCAAAGATTTTGTGGTGAAAGTCGATGCACACAGTAACTCGCCCATCTTTATGGAAGATTTGCGCCAACTGGCTTTCAATCTGTTCAAAGCACAGGTCATTGACAAAGAATCTTTGCTTGACTTGCTAGAACCGCCCATGAAACAATTGTTGAAAGACAGGTTGAAGGTGATGGAGCAAAAGCAAGCGGAAAAAGCCGCCAGCAGCCCCCACCAAAGGAAAAAGCACCCCCCAAGGAGCAATGATGGCAACAAGTGGCACACCCAAAAGCGGAGTAGTTCAACCCCGCGCTGACCAGCCCAGAGTTGGTACTCCCAACTTGCAAAAGCGAGAAGGAAGTCCTGGCTTGACATATCGCCAGACAGGGTATAAAACCAGCGGTGGGCGCAGTCAACGTGACTACGCTCGTAGTTAACTAACAGGAGTTTTCCATGTACAAAGCACACAAGCGCGGTCGTAAGACTCGCCGGTAAGTTTCCGTAAGGAAAAGGGTATGGCTGCTTCCCCTGTAAAGTAAGTGGCCGCCTTGATGAAGGAGCGCAAAATGCGTAAAGGTCGTAAAGGTCGTAAGTCTCGCAAGTAATCAAGGGTAAAACCTTGGTTGCCTAGAGCAGCGCATCATTGGTAGTTGGATGATAACTAACTGCCACCCATTGACAAACCGTTTGTATGTGTTACAAACGCTAAAAGGAGTCAGTTATGAGTGTACCGGCAGATAAATTGATGGAGTTAATGCGAGGCAGTCGTTCTGCTGGCGCAGCAGCCCCCGTCCCTGCCCCCGCCCCTGGTGCAATGCCTGGTGGCGCACCTTCCGGCGCAATGTCAGACGCCGAAACTCCCCCGATGTCCTCGCCTATGTCTACCCCAGAGCCAAAGATGGGTAGCAAAGAGGCCGCAATGATTAACGTTGGCATGGCAATGGATTTGCTAGAGCAATCTTTACCTGCACTCGGTTCAGAATCTGAAGAAGGCCAAAAAGCATTGGCTGCTATCAAGTCTTTGACAGGCCTTATGGGGCCTCGCAAAAACAAAACCAATGAGTTGCAGCAATCAGAGATTCTGCAAATGCTGCAAACTCTACCTCAAGCTGGTGGCGCAAGCCCAGAGGGAAAAGCAATGGCAAGCGCGCCGATTCCTGGTATGCCTTCACCTGGCGCACCGCAACCAACCCCAATGTAAGGAGTCCATCATGGATTTGTTCAAGCCTCGTGGCGCAGCAGCACCTCGCCGTCCTACTGATAACAATCAGCAGCATGGTGTTATGGTCAACACCCCCCGTTTTTCTCAACTTGGTGGTCTCAGCAACCCCGCTAAAGTTGGCAAGACCGGAATGCGTGTTGAGAAACCTGCTGACGGCAAAAAAGTAATTTAAGACATTAAGAGGGTAACACTATGTCACTTGAAAACGTATCTTTAGAAGCCCGTGACGAACTAGCTTCACTGTCCCAAATGCTGGCTGAGAATCCTGAGACTCGTAAAGAGTTCTTGCGGATGACCAAGAAGGTTAAACCTGACCTTCCCATTCCAGAGTTGGAGATGGAAGACTTTACGCGCAATGCTGTCAGCAAATCAGAACAGCGTGTACAAGCCTTGGAAGCAAAGTTGCGCGAGCGTGATGCAATTGAAGAATTGCAGAAGCGCCGTAACGCACTGGTGAAAAAAGGTCTGATTTCTTCTGAAGAGGAAGTCAAGGACGTAGAGAAAATTATGCTGGAGCAGGGCATCACAAGCCATGAGACAGCAGCACAGTATCATGCGTGGATGAAGCAAGCCGCCATCCCTACTTCTTCTGGATACAACCCTTCACCTGTCAAACAGTTTGACTTGAACAAGTATTGGAAGAACCCTGTAGGCGCGGCTCGTGATGAAGCGGCACGGGCATTGAGTGATTTGCGTAAGCCCACTCGCCCAATCGGTTTGTAAAGAGGGTATTGTTTGTCTTTCGTGACGTAAGGAGGCCTTATGGCTATTGGCGGCGGCATCCTACCAGCTACAGGGTCGAATCAGTTTACTGAACTGACTTATGTAACGCGTAGAGCCTTTATTCCCAAGCTGGTTGTCCAGCTTTATAACTCNACACCTTTGTTGGCAGCACTGATTAGCAATAGTCAGCAAGCTAGTGGCGGTGTTTCTTCCATCACCGTGCCTGTGCAGGGCGCTCAATTTGTAAACGCTCAGTGGTCTGACTACAGCGGCTCTTTTGCCCAACCGTCAGTGCAACAAGGTGCTTACAACGCTGAGTTTGACTTGAAACTGATGATTTCTCCCGTGCCGTTCCTCGGTATGGAAGGCGCAGTTCAGCAAGACGCAGCAATCATNCCGTTGATTGAGGCTCGTATGAACGATGCTACCAACGTGATGATGGACGCAATGGCTACAGCCTTGTACAACAACACCACCAACACCCAACAGTTCATCGGACTGCCTGGTGCTGTGGATGACGGTACAACCATGCAGACCTACGGCAACATTAACCGTAGCACCTACACATGGTGGCAGTCTAAGGTTTACAACGCAGGTAACGTAAACCCCACCCGTCAAAACATTCTCCAGTACATCTCCGGTACAGTGAAAAAAGGCGCAGANATGCCTTCTTTCGGTGTGTGCGGCTTTGGTACTTGGACTCTGTTGGCTCAAGACTTTGTTGGTCAAGAGCAATACGTCATCACCCCAGGTTCTGGTTTTGATGGCGACAACAACGGCCCTCAAGCAGCTTTCCGCGCTTTGATGGTTGCCGGTGTGCCAATCTATCCTGACCCTTATTGCCCAGAAGGTACGGTTTACTTCCTCAACACCAACTACCTGTCGCTCTACATCCATGAGCAAGGTTCGTTCGTGTTTACCGGATTTGAATCCACTCTGCCCAACTGGCAAATTGGTTATGTCGGTGCGGTTTTGATGATTGCCGAGNTGGTGAACGTCAAGCCCAAGTCGATGACCAAGGTGACAGGTTACAACTATCTCTCGCTGTAAGGAGCATAGAACATGTCATTGTCTCTAAATAAAATCCTGCTGGCTAACGCATCGACCAACACGGCTGGTGCGTATCTGCAAGGTGTCACCATCAGCAGCATTGGTATCGGTAACGCTACCTTGATGAACGCTGGTACATCGTCCGCTCAGTTTGTCCCCGCTGGTGCATACATTCTTCCTCAAACCACGAACAACGTGACCATTGAGGTGAACGCATACACCGCTGCAAATGCAAACGCTTGGACAACGTACATTGCTGCTAACACCGGCGGTACTATCATCTCTGACGGCTGGAACGTGCGCGCAAACGCAACCACCGGCACTCAGTCGTTGACCTTGTACACCTCTAACGGCGGCAACAACGCGCCTGGTACTTACACAAGCTAAGGAATAAGCATGTCCAGCTCAGATTCAGTTGCACAAAATACAGCCGCTAACTTTGGCAACTATGCCATTGGTACGGCTACTGGCGTGTCGTTGAACGCTACTGGTAATGCTGTTGTCGCTATCCCAATTCTTAGCGGCGGTCTCACCGCTGGTGTAGCCGCTAATAGTTCGGGTCAAGTAATTGT